TACCGCCTCCAGAACACCCGCCCGAAGGCCTACTTCATCAACGGTACTACTTCCGCTGGCGATGCCCCTCACGGCTCAACGAACAACGACGACACCAATCAGGCTGCCAAGGACTCTGGCCTGAAGCAGATGACTAGCTACGACTACGACAACGTCTACCTCCGTCCGGACGAGATCGCTGTCATGGTCAAGATGCCGGATGCATGGCGTGACGACTCAACTCAGTCATGGGAGCAGATCCGTCGGGATCTTCGCGGTGCCTTCGCTGAGCTGATCGACACTGCTATCGGCTTTGGTACGAGCACTACGACTCACCCGATTCCGAGCTCATTCGGCACTGGCGTCATTCCGGCCACGATTGCGGCTGGCAACGTCCTGTACTTGGCGGACCACCTTCTATCAGCTCCCACTGACGGTACTCGGGCCGACCGGGCAGACGCTTACGCCTATGTTGCGCAGCAGCTCAACGAGGCTGGCTACGATACCACAGACTTCGTGGTTGGTCCGGGCGAGACCTGGAACCTACGTCGCCAGCGGGACGAGAACGGCGCGCTCTTGAATGCCGGTCAGTTGTTCGGCATCAACGTGTCTGAGGTTCGGAATGGCACCTGGGACACCGCCGCAGCGATCGCACTTGCTGGCGAGTTCGGCAACTTGCACATCGGTGTGCGTCAGGACATGACGTTTGCGTTGTCCAACACTGCCGTGATCCACGACTACTCCGGTAACGTGGTTTACAATGCATGGCAGCAGGATGGCGAAGTTCTTCGCGCAGTGATGCGCCTAGGCTACGTCGTGACGGACCCGCTGAAGACCATCACTGGTGCACGCGAGTACCCGTTCTACGTGCTAGCTCCGGGCTCAAGCCCCAGCTAATCTCGATAGAGGGGGTCGACTTCGGTCGACCCCCTCACTAGGATGAGGTAACAATGAAGCTCGTTAGTTATGGTCATGCTTACGTCGGTACCGGATGGGCTGCTGGAGGTGAGACCACGCTACACGATCTTCTAGCCTACCTCGTTCAGAGGGGTTGGGATGCAGAGTTCATACTATCAGAACCAGCTCGGAATGGTGCAGAAGATCAGATTATCGATGGCGTTAAAGTCCGCGCATACACAGATAATCAGCAACCGAATCGAGCAATCGCAGGAGCAGATCTTGTCATCAGCCACCTCGGTGGCGCGCAACGGTCTTCGATCATTGCGAAAAACAACAAGGTACCTTCTGTCCACGTGATCCACAACGACGATCCCTATACTCTAGGGATGTCTAAGCATGCGAACTTCCTGATCTACAACACGGAGTGGATTCTTCGTGAGTTCAGGAATCGGAAGTGTATCAGGCCTCCGGGCATGGTTGTGCGACCTCCAGTGAATCCGGAGAACTACCTCTGTCGGAGTACCCGGAAGTTCATTACCTGTATCAATCTTGCCGATGGCACCTTGCACTACGACAAGGGTCCAAAGACGTTCTACGAGATGGCGAAGCGATTCCCGGATGAGCAATTCCTAGGGGTACAGGGAGCCTATGGCACCCAAGATCTCCGGTCTCTGCCGAACGTAACGCTGATGGATCACACTGACGACATCAAGAAAGCCTACCGCCTGTCGAAGGTGATCCTCTCCCCGAGTCAGTACGAGTCTTACGGCCGAGTGCCGATCGAGGCTGCGTGCTCGGGGATTCCTACAGTGTCATCACGAGCAACAGGGTTCCTGGAGTCGGGCATTCCAGTGTTGAACGCTGAGTTCGGGGACTACGACGCATGGGAGAAGGCCCTCTCAGAGGTCCTCAGTAATTACCAGACCTACTCGAAACAAGCCAAGGTAGCTGCACACACCACTTGGAAAAGAAGTGAAGTAGAGCTAAATGACTTCGGTGATGAGATGCTTAGTCTCGCTACCGCTTATCGCCGAAATCGGTGGAGGTGATCAATGGCAGTCCCAGTAATCACAACTGCGCTACTTGAGGCAATGATCGGCCGTACGCTGACAGCGAGCGAGACGGCTCGGGCAACTTACTACATCGGTTCCATTTCCAGCTTCATGGCTGTGAAGTGCGATCTCGTTTCCTTCGAGGAGGTAACAGATGATGTTGTCAGGAAGCAAGCAGATTACTACGGAATCATTGAACTAGGGGGTGGTCCGATCTCCACGATTACTTCGGTAGCCGTGGCAGGCGGCACGGAGGTCTTGGATTGGGCCTTCGATGGTGCGAGCCAACTTAGTGGCTTGGAGCCGTTCCAGACCGTCGCCATCACCTACACTCACGGGGAAGATGTGATCCCCGACGAACTTCAGTATCTAGCCGCTGAGGCAGTAATGAGCTGCATCACTACTCAGGTGAGCGGTCCGCTGAAGATTCGGACTGTAGGCGATGTAACCTACTCGTTCGCTGAGGGCACCAATGTCGTAGCTAATCTATCGATGGGTATCCTTGAGAACTACATGACGACTGAGTACTCGTGGCGCCTAGGGGCTCACACTGCTGGAGAGTCCAGCCGGCCAGAGAACTGGTTCCAGGTTGACTGGGATGGGCCATGATCCCCCTAGGTAACGACGTCTTCTACGTCCTCCGAGCTCCGCTAGTAGCGGATGCTCGGACGGGCAGTCTTTCTCGTGACTGGAGTCAGACTGCTCGCCTTCCAGTTATCTGGGCTCTCGTAACTCCGTTCGAGCTAGCTCAGAAGCTAAGCGTTGAAGACAACCGAGAACGAGAGTTCTCTCAGACTCACTTCAAGGTGTTCGCACCTCCGGGTACCGATATCGTCTACACAGATCGAATCGAATACTGGAACGAAGTCTACATCGTCAGCGGATCTGTCCGACGATGGAGAGATTTCGATGGCTGCGAAGATCATGTCGAGTTCGTAGTCCAACTACAGGGAGGCTAGAGTGACTCAGCCTTTCGTTCGCCACGGCGATGCAGAAGCTCTCTGTATCGAGATCGCAAAGAATCATACACCTGAGCTCGCTTCAGCTAACTTCATGGTATCTACGGATCTGCGTGGATACGACTCTGGGATGCGCTGGATCGTGTTGTCTCAGGAGGGTGGATCTAAGGCCGGTTGGAACGTAATCAACAAGCCGAGGATCGACTTCGAGGTTCGATCAGAGAGCAGGAACACATCAAGGGATGTTGCCGAGATCTTAGAGGCTTCGTTCTTTCGCGCAATCGGTACGAAAGCTTGGGGCTGTTCCCTGAGTCAGGTGAAGGAAGAGACCGGGATCTTGAGGATTCCTGACAAGCTAGAAGACGTCTCATTCCGGTACATCTTTTCGCTACGCTTGGTCGTAATGATCGATGAAGCTAGCATGCCAACCCTTCTTAGTTAGGAGTACGCAATGGCTCTTTCCGCTGCTGCCGTCCGTACCGCCCCGAGCGGTCACATCTTCGTCGCGCCGACTGGCACCGCCGAGCCGGACGACATCACCACTCCCCTCGATGCTCTACTTCTGGAGTTCGGCTATGCCACTCCCGATGGTGTCGCACTAACCCCGAGTGTCGAAACTGAAGACGTCATGGCGTGGCAGACTGTTGCTCCGATTCTATCCATGATCACTGGTTTCGTGTTCGAGATCAGTTTCACTCTGATGGAGCTCAATCAGGTTGTCACTTCAGCGTTCTTCGCTGGCTCCGAGTGGACGAACTCTGCTGGCGTTGGCCGGCTGGACATCTCCTCGAACCCCGGCACCCAAGAGCGTTTGCTCGTTATCGAGTGGACTGACAACCAGGGCTACGACTACCGCTTGGTTGTCCCGAGAGCTCAGATGACTGACCGCGAGGCCATGAACCTGGTCCGTGGTGACTCAACGAACTCAGGTCTGACCTTCAAGGCGCTTGATGACGATGGCGTCACTGGTTACCTGCTCACGAACAACCCCATCTTGATCCCCGCAAGCTAATCCTGATCCACCTAACTAACGCAACCCCAGGAGGGTTAAGATGTCTGAGATCACCACTGCCGAGGTCTTGAAGGCTGAAGCTACCGAAGAAGTAACCGCTGTCAAGTTCCGTGGGCTAGAGCTAGAGATCCCGAAGTCGATGGAAGACTGGCCGCTAGAGGTCATGGAAGCCTTCGAGCGGGAGCAGTTCGCAGTTCTGCTCGCTGATCTACTAGGCCCGAATCAGTGGAAGGCTGTCAAGGGTCTTCGCCTGAAGGTTAAGGATCTCGGTAATCTGCTAGAAGAGGTGCTCAGTCAGGCTGGTTTGACCTCGGGAAACTCCGAGAGCTGATAGCCCTTCTGAAGGACGACGTCGCGGTGGTCAAGCTCGATGCTGACTTACGAAGTGAGTACGGGCTTGACCTCCACGATCTCTGGAAGCCGGGAACGGGCCTAACGGTCCGTAGGCTCATCAGCTACATCAAGGAACTCCCTCAGGATGCTCGTATCTGGAAGCACCTTCTAGGAGAAGAAACGATCTGGGGACACCAAGAGCATCTCCTAGCTGATGTGCGTGATGTCGGCCAGCAGATTGCCTACTTCTCTGCTGTTGCTGCCGGAAGGCAGTTCAGTAAGCGAAGTGAGTGGGAGCAGGTAATTCGGGACATCCCGAATCAGAGTAGGCGCCCTGGAGATCCGAAGGAAGAGGAAGTGTTCGCAACTCCAGCCGATCTAATGAGTATGTTTGGTACTGGTGGAATCGGCAAGCCTCATGGCAGAAAGAGGTAGTGAGATGTCGTTCGCTGATGTGAATCTGAATCTCACTGAGAAGGAGATCTTGGCTCTGGCGCGAAGCTCTAAGAAGATGGAAGTCATCGCTTTTGGCGTCTGTGATGACATCATTGACATGGCGAAGGCCGTATTTCTTTCTCAGTCTAAGGGATCGATGAAGGCCTCGGAGACTTCACCTCCGAAATATCTGGCGTCGTTCACCTCTGGTAGCAATGAAGACGGATGGTTCGTGCGCAACACCGACCCGGGCGCAGCGATGGTTGAGTTCGGAGCGCTAGCTGGAGGTACCACTCCAGTGCTTAAGTACGCGCCACTACGGAGGGCAGTAGACATACTGACTTCTGATGAAGCACCATAGGAGGGGCTAGATGTCAGATCAAATTAGACAGGTATCAATTGGCGTCGATCTACAGCTAGACAAGACCTCAGCTAAGAAGTTGAACACCGCAGTCCGAGCAGTTGTCTCGAAGATTGCGAAGACCAACGACATCAAGCTGAAGGTGACGCTGGATACCCCAAGTCTGAATGCAGTGAAGCAGAGAGTCCGTACTGCTGTCTCTGGAATGAGCAAAACAGCTCAGGTCAAACTGAAGATTGATCTCGACAAGGCATCGCTGACAACTGCGACCAAGAAGGTCAAATCAACAGTTGACAAGCTCAGCAAGATCGCTGTAATCAAGCCTTCATTCGAGATCACAGCAGGGGCTACCGCAAACCTAATCAAGGATGTCCGACGTGCAGCTAAACTAGCTGGTGCAGCAGCGACCGTCAATGTTGACGTCAAGACCAAGACTAGTTCTAGTTCACGCTCTTCTGGATCGTCTAGTAGAGATAGTAGTGATCTCAAGGATCTAGCTAGTGGTCTGACGGAAGCCTCAGGGGCTTCGAGCGTACTCTTCAGATCTTTTCAGAAGATGCCTCGGATGTTATTCCAGGGATTGATCTCTTCTGCCGTTGCTCTCTCTCCAGCTTTGATAGCAGTTGCTTCTTCTGCCGGAATGGCTTCTCTGTCTCTTACTGCTGTTGGCGCTGCATCTATCGGTGCTGCTGGAGCTATCGCAGCAGTTGTGGGTGCGTTCTTCGGAGTGGCTCAAGCACTGAAGCAGGCCAGTACTCTAGACGATCAAGCAGTTCAGTCTTCCTCCAAGAATGCGGCAACACGACTTAGTAATGCCAAGGCGATCATCTCCGCACAGAAGTCTATCGCCATCTCAGAGAAGCATGTGGCTATCGCTCAGAAGGGTGCTCGTGCTGCACAGCTTGACATCAACAAAGCTAGGGCAGACGCGAAGCGAGATCTTCAGGATCTAAGAGACCTCGTCTCTGGCTACGCCCTAGATGAAGATGGTGCTCGTATTGCTCTTGAGCGATCGAGACAGAGTCAAGCTGAGACAAATCAGGACGTCAAAGCTTCAGCTCTAGATCGCAAGGAAGCTGCACTCGATGTAAGGCGAGCTGAGGCTTCTCTCAACGATGTAATCCGTGATCGCGCCAGAGGAGTACAGGATCTTAAGAAGGCCGAAAAGGATGGCATAGAGGGATCGAGTCGAGTCGTATCTGCCAAGAAGGACTACGTAGATGCACTTGAGGTAGTTAGGTCTGCACAAGAGGCAGTCCAGTCATCTCAAGAGTCGCTCAACACAACGCTTGCTCAGCAAGCAGAAGCCCTCAAGACAGTCAACCCTGCTGCGGCTCAGCTAAAGGTTCTTCTAGACAAGATGTCTCCTGCTGGACGAGAGATGTACCATACCCTTCGTGGGATGAAGGACGAAGCTGAAGGTTGGCGTCGTCAGATCGAAGCGAAGACTCTTCCGGGATTCATCACCTTCTTGAAGCGAGTGACCGACAAGGGCAAGTCCGGTGCATCAACCATGGACTTGATGACTAAGAAGGTCGCTAAGCTTGGTGGCTCTCTCGGCAAGACTACGGCTGCACTCGGCGAGTACATGGCATCTAAGGCCTTCAAGAAGCACTTCTCGAAGATCATGGATGATAACGCTAAGGCTTTCGATTCCCTCGGAGTCGCGTTCATCAAACTTCTCTCTGGATTGATGCCGCTGTTGTCTGCTAGCAGTCCTCTGCTGGTTCGGTTCGCAGACTATCTCGCTAAGCTAGCTACACGGTTCGATGAGTGGGTCAAGAAGATCGGACAGGCTAAACTAGTTGCGTTCTTCAAGCGTGCTGGTGATGAGATGTCACGATGGTGGACTCTCACTGGTAACGTAGGCAGGATCTTGCTCGGTGTTCTAAAGGCTGCGTTTCCCGGTGGTTCAGGTCTAGTGAACACGCTGGCTGATCTAACTGATCGGCTCGCTGACTTCGTGAACTCAGCCAAGGGACAAGAGAAGTTGAAGAAGTTCTTCTCTGGCTTTGTGAAATTCCTGAAGAACTTCGACTACGGTAAGGCGAAGGATGCACTGAAGGCACTCGGAGCTATGTTCTTGATCCTCAAGGGCGCTTCGATACTGACAAAGACAAATCCTCTTCTTCTTTTGCTCGGAGCTCTAGCGATACAGTATCCCGCTGAGACCGCCAAGGTTATGCAGGGGATCTCAGATGCTCTCGGTGGTATGATTCGATGGGCTTCTAAGAATCCAGAGTCCCTAATTGCTATCATCGGACTCATCGCAGCCCTCAGGACGCTGAATACCCTTCGGGGATTGAAGCTTCCTACACTCTCATCATTTGGAACTCTAGGCAAGGGTGGCGGAACTGCTGCTGCTGGCGGGACGATGTTGCAGGCCGCTAAGATTCAGACTGCTGCTGGAGCTGAGATGCTCACTGCTGCTAAGCTGATGTCTGGTGCTGGTGGACTTGGTGTCGTAGGTGCTGGAAGTCAGGCCACTAAG